TAAACTGACAAGCTGTCGTTGTCTGCTCTCACGCGGATTGTCACATCGGTGTCCCACGGGAGCTGCTCCAGCGTCGCCTTCTGCTCCGTCGTTGCGATCGCGTAGCTTTGATCGCCGTAACTGAAAGAAACCGCCCAGCGTTCGATCGGTGTCTTCGTCGGTAAGTCTTCCCACGCCAGCTCCAGCTGCTTGCCCGTAAGAACCCAGTTTAGGATCCTTGGCGAGTTTAGGCTTGGTTGTTCAATGATCGGTTCTGTCGGTGCCCTTGTGAAAGCTGACGGCGGTACGATCTCGTCGTAGCCATTTGCGTCCCACCATAAACGGTTGCAAGCTCCGCCGCCGTATTCATAAAACCATGCGTCGAGCTGGTAGCTCAAACCTGCGATCATTGGATATATTCCGCTGCCGCCGCTGCACCCTTTTAGCGTCCAGTTGTCGATCACTGGTTGTCCACCAATTGTCAGGTAGAAGCCGTCGTCTGCTTGTGAGCTGAAAGTCACTAGCTTGTCTGTTGGTGATGTGATCCACCCGCTGTAATGGATCAACACAAAGTCGCCAGCACAATTTGCCACAACGTCGCCGCCAACGTCGAAGTTCATATCCGCTGCGGTTGTCCATCCTGTTTCACATAAAGTGTAAGGTTGCCGATCGGGTAGCGTGCCTTCGTTGTAAGTGTAAACTTCAACCTTCAAACCTGCTTCGGGTGGTATCGAAATGAGCAGCGGTGAAAAGGCTAAAGTCAAAGCTGCAGCTATGGCGGCTAACACGTTTTATCCGTTTATTGTTTTGGCAATGAAATAAACTAGCGTGCTTGAAAGCCCTGCCGATAGAACGCTGATCAACCATGCCGATTGGTAGCGTGCCTTTTCCAGTGATCTGATTCTGTCTTCGTGATCTGCAACAATTCGGAGCTGTGCTTTAATGTCTGCAATGTCTTCAACAAGGCGGAGCAGCAGGGCTTGGTTGCTTGGCGGTTTAATCTCGTCAGTCATTACGCCCATGCTCCGATTGCTTGTGTTGCGAGTGCACCGATCGGCGTGACTTTTACAAACGTGTTTCGGCTTACAGCAAATGCCGTCGCGTTTGCTGCACTTGTTATAGCTTGAGGTGTCAAAGTTCCAGCTGTGCTTGTCCTTAGAATTCCTTTAACCACAAATGGCAAGGTTAAGGATTGTGCTGCTGCTGACGTATAAATGTTTGCTGACGAAGGGCTACCAGTAAAAATAATAGATATTGCTGACGCGTTGTTAGCTCCACCTACAGCTAATGCGTCAACAGTGGAAACTGTACCGCTGTAGCCAAGTGTCACACCTATTGCGTTTGATGTTGCTGATGACGTCGTAACGGTTAACGATCCGCTTATCTCAATTTCGTAAGTTGTTGATGCTGCCAAAGGTATACCGACATTGAACATCGATTGGACAGTAGTGATTCCTGCGGTTAATGATCGCGATGCTGAGAGTGCGTAGACGTATTTTGCGGGGATTAGTCCGCGTCCACCTAGCGTGGTTGTCGTTGCGGATGAGTTCGGGTTTAGGTATGCGGCAACGCCGTCGTATTCAACTGCTCCACCGATCGTGCCTGATGTCAGCAATGTTCCGCTGGTCAACTTCAAAGGTGCGACCGTTGTTGATCCTGCGACAAGTGTCACGTTGCCCGTCATCGTTCCACCTGTAATTGGCAAAGCTAACGCGTTGATCAGTGTGCTTGTTGCAGCTGTCCTTGTGTCAGTAATGTTTGCGGACGTGATCGTGGTTGTTGCCGCTGCTACCGCGATCGTAGCTAAGCTGATCGAGTTTGATGGTGTAGCTGGAGCTGTCGGTGACGCGGCAGGAGTTCCTGCGATCGCGGTAAAGACCACGTTGTTTGTTGATCCGCTGTATGCTGCGTCGTTGACGGTCATAACAATACGATCAATGCGAGCCAATGACGGATCGGCGGTTGCAATGTTTACAATCGTGACCGCGTTGTTGTAGCAAACGTAAGCACCAAGGTTCGGCGATCCGTTTCCAACAATCGCACCGTAACCTGCTGCAACGTTCACCGTCATGTTCGGGCTTGCTTGAGCTGTGATTGCAAGTGCACCCGCACCAACAAATCCGCTAGTCGTATAAATGGCTTGCTGGATCAAGCGGTCTTGTTCTGCCGTGTAGGTTCCAGCTTGCAGCCAGCTTGGTGGTGTTTGTAATGCCATGATGCTCCTAGATGTATGCGGATTGATAGGTCGCGGTGATGGTGCTCACGCCTAGCGTTGTTCCTGTTGCGTTGAAACTGATCGTAGTGTTTCCAAGTCCACAACCGAACCATTGCGATCCGTTTGCCAGCAAGTTGCGAGCTGCGGATCCGTTAAGCGTGATCTGTTTTGCGTCTAAATCCACTACCATTGTATCGCCCGTTACCAACGTGTAGTTAATCGATACGGTTTGATTGGTTGTCACGTTTGTGATCGATGGCAGCGTTGCTGGTCCCGTGATTGTGATCGACGGGTAAGTGGTGACTCGTCCGCTGTTTGTGATCGTGCCCGTGTTTGTGTAGCTTCCTGCACCGTAGCTCAATGAGTAGGTTCGGCTGTAGCTGCGTCCGCTGAAAGGTTGCGGGTTCAAACTTAGGCTTTGCACCGTCGTATCAAAATACCGCGGATCAGGACAGAACAGGTTGATCTGCGACCTAATAAAGCCAAAAGTGTATTCAGGGTCGATTGGTGTTGTTCGTGACCGCACGCGGGCTTGTATGGTCTTGGTGGTGTCTGTGTTGCTCAGTTGAAAGAGCAGCGGTGTGGTGCCTTGTTGCTGCGGGATCAACGCGGCTTTTAATAGTTCAAAGTTTTGAGCTGCACTTAGTCCGTTGCCCGCGAACGTGTGGATCGTCAAGCTAATCATGCGTCCGCTGTAAAAGTCGCGACCTGAATACATGCCGTCGTTGTATCCGCGATCGTCGTCCTGCACACGCATCGGCGGCAAACTTGCGAGCCCTTCTTCGTTGATGATCTGAAACGGTGTCCCTGCTCCAAAAATGAACGGGCTGCTTGTTCCAAACTGAAAGCTATAATTTGCTAAAGGCACGGCTGCTCCTTTTCAATCATTCGGTGTTTCCTGCCAATGTAGGCAGACCGAACTTGATCCCGTTTACGATTGTCTGTGTGATTAGTTCAGGGCTTGCGTTGGATAAGGCGGTGGTGTTGATCTGGAACGTGGAGTTAACTCCTGTGTTGGTTAACGCTGCTTGGTTCAAACCGTTCACCGTGTTGGATCCTGTTGTTGGTACTGTGTTTGCGTAGCTACCGTTGAGCATGTTGCGGGTGTTGCCGATGTCGGTGCTTGCGTCTTTCAGTTGTTTGCTTGTGCTGCCCAGCAGCTTTGTGTTTAGTTTGCTGCCAATCTTTTCAAGGCTGGCATTCAAGGCTGTCGCCAGTTTGGTCAACGCCGCCGACAAGGTATCCGCTGCCGCCTTGAATTCGCTGACGATCGAGTTTCCGATAAAGTCCACGCCGTGAGCTGTTGCGTCTTGTGTGTCAGCGAACAGCTGCTTTAACTGTGCTTGCACTTCAGGTGAAGAGCTTAGGATCGCTTTCGACATTTCACTGCCAAGGATCGGACCTGCTTCTACGACTTGTTGCGTAAAGTCTGACGTAAATCCTGCCGCCGTAAGTTTGGCAATGTTGCTACTGAAATTTTTGATTCCTTCGAGCTTTGACTTTAGCCCGTCGACCAGTGCGGTGCCCGATTGTGCTCCCGCCATAAACATGTCGCCAAGACTAAATTGGACAGCTGATGAAAACGTTTTCTTGAAATCTTGGATCCTATTTGTCAGTGCGTCTTGATAATCCTTGGTTAACGATTTAACTTTGTCGTTATATTCTTTAAGCAGTTTAGTTATTTGACCTTGTGTCGACTTCAAATACTCTTTTAGCTTGGTATCTTCTGTTGATGTTGATGTTGGTGGTGGTTTAGTCAAAGAATATTTAGCGGTCAGTCTTGCTTCTTCTATTCTGTAAGCTTTTCCAGCAGCGATCTCACCTTGTCGTTGAGCTTCATCATTTGTAACACCATAATCAACGCCGTTCAAGATGATATGTAGTTGAGCTCCATGCTCCTTTTCGTATGCCGCCATAAAAGCTTTACGTGCCTTTTCACCTGCCGCTTTTGCACCCGCTGCAATCTTGGCGGCTACTGATTCGTCGTATGCGTTTGAGGTAATTGTGCGATCTGTGCTTGCCACATCCATCTGTCCGTTCAAAGCGACCAAGCCAGCAACAAGTAAACCGACCGCAATTGCGATCGCACCGATACCTGTACTTGCTAATGCAACTGTAAATCCTTCAGTCGCGATTGTGCTCAAAGCTACAACGCCTTCATATAAAGTCATGGCAATTGTTAACGCCGTGGTTGCAACTTTCCAAGTGACAAAGCCCGCGACAAGCCCTAAAACAATAGGGAGCAGTTGAGCTACTAGCGGTTGTATTGAAACAAACCATTCCGCAAACTTGGTTAAGTAAGGGATCAAAACTCTACCAATTGTTTCCTGCATCTCATTGAACGTTATCTGCAAGTTTTTTATTGGATCTTTTTTTGCTGCCGCTTTTGCAGAACCATCGAATGAAGTTTCAAGTTTGTTTAACCAGTCTTTAGAATTTTTTATTCCCGGCAACAACTTATTTAACGCTGTAAGGTTTCCCGTCAAAGCTCGCGACAGGATTAAGCTCACTGATGTCACGTCTTTACCTGTGTCCGCTGAAATGTTTAACGCTAAGTTTAACATTCGCATGGACTTGTCTGTATCGCCAGTGGATCTGATCAACGTTGCAAGGGCGGGTCTAAGGTCGTCGTCGGCTACGTTGACCAACATTGAAAGTTTGCTTAGTTGCTGATCGACCACGCTAACTTGATCGGCGGATGCGTGAGCTACCCTTCTCATCGCACCTTCAAGAACGACTTGGCTTTTAGCGTCTTCCGATGCTGCCTTGGCAGAGTTTTTCAAAAAGTTGATGGTTACTGCCGCTGCAAACGTGGCACCTAATGTGGCACCTAATTTTTGAAACGATCCTTTAAGTTTGTCTACAGGTGCCGCCGCTGCAGCTACGTTGGTGGAAAGTTTACGGATCTGACCTTCAGCTGCTTCGAGCTGTGCCTTCATGCCAGCGGTTTCAAGCTGTAGCTCAACCACCAGTTTGTCTAGGTTCGCCATCTATTGCTGCCGTTTCCGTTTGTATGCTGTCATAAAAATCTGGTTCATCCTTGGACGCACACTGTTTGCTGCGGGTATCAGATAAGGATATTTTACCCCCGACTTCCACCTAGGGTTTCCTAGTTCAACCGATCGAGCATAAATCATTGTCGGTGAAACTGTTGCCACGTAATCGCCGAACCCTTGGCGTTTGACTTCGGTGTGTATGGATCTGCGAAGTGATCCGCTGATCACGTTCGGTCCTTCACCTGCCCAGCCAACATGTCGCGGCGGTGTTGTCTTGCCGCTTGCTTCACGTTTACGTGGTGGTCCACTTGCGTTGAGCTTAGCTTCGCGTTCCACTGTGAAAGCAACTTGACTCAAAGCGTAGACCGCCGCCTTTTCAATCTTGTCTGCGTCAAGTGTCAGCATGCGGATCACGCTTGCAACGTTGTTGACCTTTACGCTGTTGCTCATTACTTCTTCAATTCTTCAATCTCGACTTCTTTAGCAACGCCCGCGATCGCGATCATCCAATCCATCAGCGGTGCAGGTTCGTTGTCGACCTGTGTTGGTGTCCAGCCGAACCGATCCGCAAGCACAAAGTACCGCCATTCTCGATCAGGGTATTCCAGTGAGTCGTCACGTTCATTCCCTTTGAGCAGCCACTTTAATCGTTGGAGCTTGCGGTAGTCGCTTTTGGGTCTTGCTCGTTTGCGATCGTTTTGGCAAGGCTAGGGAACAAAGCCATCAATGCTGGTTCTGCGTGCTCTGCTAAAGCGTCGTAGTCTGCGATGTCAAGTTCGCCTAGGGTGTCTGGTTGCACGCTTGGGATCAACAATTCAAATGACCAGCTGACAATAATTATTGAGAGCAGGGTGCTTGTAAGTGATGCCGTGGTTGCAACGCTGACGTTGTCGCCTTGCATAAGCGGATAGATCTTTTCGCGATCCTTCTGCTTCAAAGTTGATGCGTCTTTTAGTGTTACGTTTTCTCCGCTAGGGAGTGTGATCTTGTTGCTCATCGTTAGCCTTCTTCTGCCTATTTTGTTTAAGGGTGGACGGTCGCGGGGGATAGGCTAACCGAAGCCGCGACCGCCACTTCTGCTACTGGTAGACGCTTGCTGCTACTGAGTTCTTCAAGCTCCACTGGATTGCTGAGTATCCTGTGTCTGCGTCTGTGGTGTTTCCTAGACCTGTAATGTCTACAACAATCTCAACGAAATCTTTTCCGCGATCGATGGATGCCATCGTGTATGCACCTTCGGTGATTGTTGCCTTGAGCTCAGTCAAACCTGCACCTGTTCCACCGTTGTTCCATGTCAGTGTGATCGTTGGTTGCGTGTTGGTTAGGTAACGGGTGAGCTCTGTGTCTGCTTCCATGACAAAGCGTAGGTTTCCTTTCACTTCTAAAGCTCCTAGGAAGATGGCAAACGGATCCTTTACGTTAGCCAAGCCGTAGATTGGTGTCACTGGTCTGCTCATGGTGATCGAACCTTCAACGCTGTTTGTGATCGTGGATCCACCAACGGTTAGAGCTGTCTGCCATGCAGGTGTTGCTAGGACGGTTGTAAAAGTTGGAGTTGGAACTGACGCGGTTGCACTTATGAAACCCGTCGCCTTCGCGTCGTAATCTAAAAGTCCATCAGCTGAAAAGTTTAGAGTGAAATCGCTGATCTGACAGCCGGGGTATGCTCTAACGTTTGCCGCATAAAAGTCGGTCAAAGTGAACGCGGTCGGTTGCACATCTGCAGCTGTGGTCGTCAAGTTCTTCAGCTTGATTGTGTGCACGTTCGGTGTTGCTGTGACGGTTGTAACTTTTCCAAGTAGTCCCGCAATGCTCCAGCCGATCGTGTCAGCGAACACTGGACCACCAAACTCAAAGGTAGATCTGGTTCTGCCTTGGATCAGGTCATAAGTTTTGATCGGGGATCCGCGTAGCCCTTCGTCGTATAACGGATCAATGATGTCTTCAACCTTGAGCTTGCTCACTGCAACAGGGATGTATGCCGTCGGTGCTACCGCGGTGCCCTTTGTTGCTTCCTTGGCAATGCCGATATAACTTCTGACGGAGTTTTGTGCTGTCATTTCTATTCCTTAGTGGTGTCGGTGGTGTCGGTTAGATCTAAAGTTGCGGGCGTGCTTTTAGCCGTCGCCTTGCTGGTCAATTCAACTTCAGCGTTGGTTAGTCCATCTGGTCCATCGAAAGTTGCACCCGCTTCAACAACTAGCACGTTGCCGTCTGCGTCCTTCAAAGTTGGAAAGGTCACCGCTGCCGCAGTTATGTTCTTGTAGGTTGCCATCGTTATTCCTTACGCTTGGATCATTTGTGTTACTTCAAATTCGACAGCTGCCCAGATCTCTGTTGCTCCGCCGTCGTTAGTTTTTGGTTCGCCGTAGATGACACTGATCTGTCTTGTGCCTTCGCCGACCTGCCAGATAATGGTTCCATCTGACTCCCCTAGTCTATGCCCGCCACTACGCACACGATCTTTAATGGCATCTATGATCGCATCAAAATCATCCATAGCGTCTTGAGCATAGTTCTGCATGCTGTGTGTGTAAACCTGAAACTGCACATCGTAGTCGACGCGTTTCCATCCGCTGTAAGCTCCGCCGACCGCGATGCGTTCTTCGGTTTCGCCCGCAATGAAAACCAGCCCAGCTGCACGGGTTGCTTGTCCCGCGGTAGCGTTCTGTTCAAAGTTGATTCGTTTCGGGTGTGACGTAAAGACTTGGTTAAGGTTTGTGATCGCTGCGTCTGCGATCCATGTCGCCACTTTGGTTCGGACTTGGTTGCGGCTCATCGGATCCTTACAAACGGTTTTAGGATCTGTTGCACGTGTGCGATGTCGGTGCCTACTCCTGAGCTTCCTGTGATCTGGTTTGTTGGTGTGTTGGTGATGTCCATGACCATGGATGCGTCGCCGCGGATCTTCAAGTAGGCACTGGTCATCAGAATCGCTGCTTCTTTAATCGCAGCTGGCAAGTTGCTTACGCTAATCCCCGCGGCGTGTGCGTATGCGATCGCTGCGGTCAATGGCACCGTTGTTGATCCGAAAGTGTAGGAGCTGGCAACTGTGACGAGCTCACTGCTTGCTCCGTCGTAAATGCGTAGGCTACTGCCCGCGGTGATTCCTAGCCCGTCGCTTAGCGTCAGGCTGGTTGCTCCTGCGGTTGCACTTGCTGCGGTGGTGGTGTTTGCCCAGCCGTTGATGTAGCTGTAGCGGATGAAAGTTTCAGCCCTGCTTGATGACGGGTAGCCGAACCCTAGCGGTCCTTGGCTGCTCTGGTTCAATGCGATCTGTGCGTAAGGCAAGATCACTTCTTGTTCTTCAATCCAAGCGACCGACGGATCTGCCACGGTGGTCAGGTCTAAAGGCGTGTAGCCGTAGCTGAAAGCCGTCAACGCTACGATCGGGTTGTACTTCGGGTGAAAGCGTATAGTGCCGTCTGGACGGATCCTGACGCGTTGCTGCTCGGTGTCTGCGGTTGCTCCTAGGATCTGGTTGCAGAACTGGTCGATGTAGCTGCTTGCCCTTGTGATCGCGTTTGTGAGCTCCGCGTCCTGAGCTGCTTGGTTGCCGCCAACTACAAGGTTGCCGTAGTCCAGTGCCGTCGGTGCGTTCTTGAACTCCTGCAACGTAAGATAAGGCTGACTAAATTGGCGGGTGATCGGTGTGATCGCATTAGCCATTGTCTTTACCGCACTTTCCGCAAACCCTAAAAACTGACGGGTGTCCGCAATCGCAAGGATAGCATTGCCCGAACCCTGCCGCTGTTGCTCCCGTGGTGAAACCTTCCGCCTTCAAAGCTGCCAGCGTTCTTTGATCTGTGATCTCAACTGCACCAGCTTTGTCTGCGTTGATCTTGATCGTGCCGCGTGGTGTTTCAATGTCGACGCCACGCATGCCGTCGTTCGGGACTAACAATCTAGCCATCGGTTGCTCCTTCTAAAAGTAAAGGAGCCGATCCGCCGTTTAAGCAGATCGGCTCCCTACTAGTTTAGCCGCCTAAAAATTAAGCAGACTTGATACCTGATACAACAGCGTTCCATGCAGGTGCGTAAGCTACAAGGGTTCCACGCCAGTACACAGAGTTCTCGTAAGCGAACTGTGTCACCGGCCATTGAACTCCTTGGTAATCCTGCACGTTCACAACTGACCAAACGTCAGACACCTGAGTGTCTGGGATCGGCAAGGTGTAAGACAGCACTGGAGCCACGCCCTGTGGTAGCCAAGGGTGCACTGAAAGGTTGACGAGCTTACCTGTGATCTCGTTGTTCAACGCACCGATAACTGCACCACCAACATAGTCACCCGCTTCAGTCTGGTTCAAGTTCAAACGGTAGTTTGCTGTTGATCCATTCTTGATCGAGTCTGACAGCTGCTTGCGGTCTGATCCGTTCAACCAGATCTCGTCAGGGTCACCCTTGACGCTGTCCCATAGAGTTCCGAAAACTGTTTGGAACTCGACGCCGGGATTCGCTGTTGAGAACTGTGAGTTAATTCTGTTCACGGTTCCGTTCGCAAAAATCTGCGATAGGACACCATCGTATCCAGTTGCGTATGCTGATGTGTCAGTCGCAGCTGATGGAACTCTGGCAGAGGTGGTTGAGTAGACAAGGTTGTCATTGGTTGTTGGACCAGCTGAGTTTACGATACCTGCTAGGGATGTGAAACGTCCCTGATACTTGGTGTTCGCTGCACCTGTTGATGATCCAATATAGACGTTGTAGCCAAGAACACCGACGGTGCTTGCTGGTGCGGTCACTGTAATTGTTAGTGATTGTGTTGAGCTGATTGTGATCGATCCTTCAGTAGAAGAAACTGATTCACCAAAAGCTCCAGCGTCAGCTGTAACACGGACATAATATGTTCCGTTTGCTAGACCTGTTGCACCTGTTGCAGCTGCTTGCTGTGTCAGTGTGATCGTCGGTGCAGCAAGTGCACCAGACAAACCAGACGCGGTTCCGCGGCTCATCAACAACATACGTTCTTCCATAAGCATTGCTGCGTAAAGAGTTGACGTGGTGCTTAGCTGACGTAGGTCTTGAAAACCTAACGCTGAATAGTTAGCGTCCCATGAAACTGCATCAGACAATGAGTAGCTGAAATAAGGAACGTTAAGGTCGTCAGCGGTGTAGCTGATCTTAGGTCCACGCTGGAACGCGATGGATCCAAAAGTGGTGGTTGTTGATTCGGTGACGCCCGGCCAAACTTGTCCCTGACCACCAGTACCTGTACCAGTGAAACCAGTTATACGCTTGACTCGATGTGATGTACCGATTCCTTTTTTACGTACGAGTTTGTTCCTAAGTGGTGTGGGTCTAGGAGTTAAGAGCTTAGCTGGAGCTTCAAGGTCGTACTGAGCAAAGCTGGTAGACAGCGGTGAGCTCAGGGTGATGTCCTTGATGATGTCAGCTGAAGCGGATCGCTGTGCGGCTAGTGCGGTGTTCAAAGCTGCCACTGCTTCTGGAGCAAGTGACTTGTTGATCGCAAGCATTTCCAACTGTGCTGTTGGATCTACTGTCGGTGCTTGGTTAGGAGCTGTTGCTCCTGAGCTTAATGACTTGTTTAGCGACTCAAGATATTCATCGTGTCGCTGTGCTGCCATCTTCGGTGACTCTGCGTCAGCGAAGAGGTCGGCTGCTTTCATGGCGTCCATGTGGACTCCTTCTAGCCCTTGCGAGCTTCTTGTTCAAGGTCACCAGCAATCTCAAGGTAGCCCTTTTGGAGCATCTTGTCTAGCGTGGTGTTTGCCTTGTTGCGGTATTCGGCTGCTTTCAAAAGCATTTCGTTTACCTGCTTTACGGGGATTGTTGCTGCGGCACGCTTAGGTCCACCCGCAGCTGCTTTCGATAATGCGATCTCTAGCTCTGTCTGTAGCTCAGCTGTCTTCTGCTCCGCGGCAGTGGTTGCCGCTTTCAGAAGCTCTAGCTCAGCTGTCACTGATTCGCGTGCTGACGCAATCGCCTTTTCGATGATGCCGTCAATTTGATCGGCACCTAAGTCTGGAGTTGCTGCCTTGCTGCAAAGGCAGATCATCTGTCCGCAGCTCTCGCACGGTTCAACCGCTTCGATCTCTGCTTCTTCTATGATCTCAGGGTTTGCGTCTGCGACTTCGCCTTCAGCTGCTTCGCCCGCATACCAGTGGTATAAGTGTTTGACGGCTTCAAGCAGTTCACTGATTGAGTCGATCTCGTTGGATCCTGCCTTCTGCTCGTTTGCTTCAACAATGATCAGGTCGCTGATCGCGTTGATCGCTGCATCGTATTTGCCTTGGTCAAACTTGATTAGGTCTGCAAGGATCGCCTTTACGGTTTGTTCGGTTTCAGGATCAACAGCCGCGATCGCTTCTGTGTCGTCTTCCTTCTTCACTTCGTCTTCAACAACTTCTTCGACCGCTGGAGCTGCTTCTTCAACTGCAGGGGTTTCAACAACTTCTTCAGTCGTTGCTTCTGGTTCTTCGCTTTTCGTGATCATGCGTGCCACGTCAGCTGGACTCGCTGTCTGGTTTACTGCCATCAGTTCACCGCTTTCCGCCGCTTTCGCGAGCATCAGTTTTGCGTTCGGGTTTGCTGGTCTGTCGACGAGTGAAACTTCTACGATCTGTCCGTCGATGATCCTGCCGTTCGCAGCCTTTTCATCTCTTACTACTCTAGGTCCCCTAATACCAATGCTGAAACCTTTTAGCACACCTGTTTCAACTTTCCTAACCGATACGGGATCAACAACAAGGGCGGTGATGTAGTGTCCGTCTGCCTTGCTTTCGTAGTCGGTTGCAACGCCAGCAGCTATGTTGCTGTGCTGTTCGCGGATGTTGCCGCCCGTGGTAAACCAGTCAGGCATTGCCTTCTTCAACCAGCCTTCGTCGCAGATCTGGCTGTCGATGTCTAAGGCGTCATCTGTTGCTTTGCCGTAAACCTTTAGCGTGCCGTCAGCTTGCTTCTCACTTTTAATGATCGCTGCGTAGCCGTTTGCATAATTTTCCATTGCTGCTTTATCCTTCTTGTTTTCATCTCTAAGAATACCCTTAGCCCATGACCATCCTGCATCTCCCCCCCATAACAACCATGCGATGTATCCAGCTGAGTCTGTTCCCCAGCCTTCGCTTTGTTTGTCCACTTCGTGCCTAGCGAAGTAGGAGTTCATTCGTTGGATCGTGTCTAACGATACGCTGGTGCCGTTTGATAAATCTCTGCCGCGAGCTACACCTACAGCGGTGCCGCCGCGATTGTATTTGGATCTGAGTTCTAAACCGCGAGCTGCGTTTGCTCTAACTGTTGCGGGCGGTGAGTAGCTCATGTTTGTTTAGATACCTGAATAGGTTACGACTACTGCTCCAGCGGTGGTGCCTAACGCACTAATTGCGAACACTTCATCACCTGAGTTCAGCCAAAACTGAAACGTTCCGTTAGCTGCGATAGAGTGTCCGCGGTTTGCACCTGAAGTGGTGACGGTTGCGTCGCCAACAAACACGGCGGCAACATCTAAGTTTTGAACTTGGACCGCAACGCTTTTCAAACCTGTAGGAACTTTTAGGATCCTTGTGATCGTGGTTCCAACGGTCGAGTTGGTGTGAACTAAAGCCATTCTGTTATTCCTTTACAATCCAGACGGGTGCTTCGTCTAAGCCTAACAGCCATAATGCCATTAAGCGTTCGTGCCCGTCGATGATGATCTTGCGACCTGCGAGCTCCACGATCGTTGCGTTGCCCTTCTGTTCGTCTGCGTCGATCTGTTTGCTGATCTTGATCCTGTTCATAAATGCTGCGGTTGCTGTGAGCTCTTTCAAGTTGACGGTTTCGATTGTCGCGTTGTCCCAGCTGGACGGATCTATTTTTGGTGTTGGAACTGTTGCCCATGGTGCTGCCACGTATTTGCTGTTGTCGCTGATCAACGGATCGGTTGCGTTCGGCAGGATTTCTAGGCGGGCGTGAGCTCTCAGGTGTTTAGTTTTATTTGGTTGCACTTTCCTTGTTGTCGTGACGGGTTTGAAAGCGTCATCGCTAAATCTGTCCATTATTGATTAATCACTTTCATCCACACGTGTGCTTGTATTCCTATTGCTTCAGTTTTCACAATCTCAAACGTGGTGCCATGTGGCATTAAGAATTCTGATTCATAGCTATTAACAACCATACCTTGTGTGCCAGCTGGAGCTAAAACGTGAATTTGTATATCGTAGTTTTGAAACCTATTTGTTGCTGCATTGCCTTGCCAGTCGGTAGCTGTTGTTGTTGACAGGAAACCTTCCGATTCCCATGTTTGTCCAACTATCGAGTCAATGCTCATCGTTTCATATTGTCTATTGAAATTTGCATCGTACTCGTATTTTTCAAATTGCAGCTCTCCTTGTTGATTAGTATTTACTGTAAAATTATTGAAACTGTATTGTCCGCGTTGAAATTGCATATCTGATGGAATGGTTTGTGATTCTAGTGCGGTTTGTAGATTGTCGACGTGCTCTTTCATTTTGTCGCTAATGTTTCTGCCTTCTCGCAGGTATTCATTCATTTGCACGTAGCTATTGCCCGTGTATTCAGCAATTGCGTCCTGCAGTTTTACGTTGTCATTAAGACGATCTGGCACGAGAGCTGCCAGCTCTTTGTATTCCGCTGGTTTGTAGTTGTCTATGTTTGTTGCGGTGGTTGTTGAAACTTCCGCAACTGGTTCGGCTTCATGATTCGTGATCGTGCCGTCGGTGCTTGGCTGCTCCGCTTCAGGCAAATCAACCGCCACCGCTGAAAGGTCCGCCGCTTCAACATCAGCTGGCAGCTCAACCTGATCGCCCTGATCGGTTTCCCCTTCAACCTGAGCTTCGTCCGTTGTTGGTTCGTTGTCTAACGCTGGCATCAAAGTGCACAAGCAGTTCGGGTGTGCGGGTGGTTCCGTTGTTCCGCCTTCTATGCTGTCCCATTCAAAGTCGATCGGTTGCGGTCCTAGATCCATGTTCCCTGAGCAGATGTCGCATTCGCCTTCGCTTGCCAACCATTCAACCTTTTCCAATCCGTACTCTCGGTATGTGTCCATGGTCGCTAAGCTTTGAGCTCGGTTGATCTCGGTGCGTGCGATCCGCATCGCCTTGTACGGATCCTTTAACGCTTCGTCAAATCCCCAGCCGATCTGTGCTTCAATAATCGCTTGTTGTGTTGTTGAAACTCCCAGCCCTGCCCGTGCCGTGTCTGCCATGACCACGCCTAGACGATCCATGCTGTTCTTCCAGATCTTAGTCTTTTCACTGATCGCTGCTCGGTCAAATAAATCCTGTAAGGCACCGGGCTTCTCTGTCTTGAGTGCTTGAGCTTCGGATCCTGCTTGCCAGTTGTCCCAGTCAGTTTCGAACGCTGCCCGCAAGTCGTCGCCCGTTGGTGCCGCCTTCTTGATCGACAGCTTTGCTCTGGCATAGGCGGTCGCTGCGAACGCTTGCCCTAACGCGTAGCCTTCAACATAGATGTCTTTCAAAGCTGCTTCAAGTGGTTCGGTGTTCGGGATCACATTGTGGTGAACCCATACCGCTGCTTGCTCTCGCGTGGTCTTCGGGCTTGGTTGCGTTTCCAGCCATGCTCTTACGATCGCGGCGACGTTGATGCCTTTGCTCATTGCGTTGTTGATTTTGTCTGCGTGCCTTGCCGCTAATCGTTCAGCGGTGCCGTCAAACTTCTTCTGCCAGCTCATGCTAGGTAGCGTTCCGCGTACCAGCGTGCTCCTTCAAAGTCTTCGACGCTGATGAACTTGTTTAGTGTTTCCGCGTATGTTGCTGGCACGTGCTCAAAGGCAAACGTGTTAGTCGGGTTCTTGCGGATCCATCTCATAAACTTGTAGAGCTCGTTGCGTGCCGCCTTGTTGTCTGGCTGGTCGCTTGGTTCTTCTGTCGGTGTGTTGTCTTCTGCGGCTGCGATCGGAGCTGCGGCTTCTTCTGGCTTAGCTTCGACCTGTGCTGGCTGCTCTGGTATGGCTGGTAGTTCCGCTGACGGATCAACACCGCTTATGCTTTCCACGCCTTCTTCGGTGATGATCAGGACGTCGCTGCTTGTGTAGATTGTTGGTTGATCTGCGACGGGTGAATTCAAAAGTGGCAGACCTTCTTTGCTGCGTGCTTCGTTGCGGGTCAGGGTGCCGTTCTTCAGTTTGATGTCGTTTGCCCTTGCGACCGCTTCAAAGTCGGTTCGGGATGATGGCATGATCTTGAACTCTAAAGCCCTTGGTGCTCCGAGCCAGCTGTAGCTCAACTGGCTTAACATTTTGCTCAGCCAGTTTGCCAGCGGGATCGTTGCGATCTGTTCAGCACTGCTTGCTTGCCCGTGCTGCACGCCGCTGTTGCCTAGCCCTTGCTTAGCTGTCATGCCGATCTCGCTTGGCTGCACACCAAAGTGTCCAGTGATCGCGGTGATCAGGTATTCGTCTAAGGTGTCCTTGAACTTTTCGCCGTAGCCTTCAAGCTGCACTGGTTCTAGCCCTTGTGTCAGGATCGTTGCTCGCTTGCGTTGTTCGGTCTGTCCGCTTAGGTAGTCGTTCAAAATGTTTTCGTATGCACGGATCTGGTCAGGTGTGAAAGTGCCGTCGCTTTTCAAAAGGAGTTCGGGGATCACGCCGTCGGTGTATTCGGCACGGATCCATTGCTGCCTTCTCAGGTAAATGTCCGCGATCGGTAGTGCTCGTTCTGTTGGTGAGTAGCCGTAGATGCTGTTGCTGCGTCTGTTGCGGACTAGGTATGCGAGCTCGTCTGAGCTGAATTCGCCGTCTGCTTGTTCGCTGTCGTCAGCTGCCGCAAACTCGGATCTTGGAAAGCCATACAGGATCTGTTGGAACGCAGGGTTCGGTGGTGTTGGTCGCATGCCGCGGTCATCGATCAGTGGTTTGATTGTGGATCCGTCGATGATCTGTAAGCCTTTGAGTTCGCCTTTGATGCTGCGTTGCGGGTAGATCGCTAAGGCGTCTAAAACTAGGATGTCTTCAAGTGCCATGTTTAGCCAGTCGCCGAAAACTAGCCCGTTGCTGACATCAGGCATTTCCCAGAACTGTTTGAGCCGATCTATCTCGGTGCCGTACTTGTCCTTTGCGATCTGCATTGCTTTCGTGTAGCTGCGTTCGCCCGTTTCCGCCATAATCTTTTCGACGGCGTCTTCGCCTAGGACGATGTCCCATTCCATGCCGATGATCTTGGCTTTCAACACTTCAATGCATCGGCGTAGGATGTCGATCTGTTCTGCAGCTGCTCTAAGCGTTCCAAAAGGGACGAGCTTTGTTGGTGTGATGTTGATGTTCTGTGCGGACGCGTATTCGTAGCGGCGTGGCTGCGGTCTGCCGTCTGGTCCTAGCGGGTTGATCGATGACGGGACGATCGGTAAGCCGGGGCTGAAAGGTATGCCCGCTAAACGTGGATCGCGTGGCAAGCCAACCGATACGCCGTATTGCTGCATTGCGTTGCGGATCTGATCGTCGGTGATCGGTGTGACGATTGGTTGCGGTGTTGCCTTGCTGATCTGTGTCGCTAGACGTTCGATTGCTTTATCAAAGATTCCCATGCGGTTAGCCTACCAGTGCCTTTATCTCGTCGGTGGTGAGTCCTAATGCGTGAAGCTTTGCAATCGCCGATTGACGTGCTTGCTCCTTTTCGGTGAGCTGCGGTTCTTCAACTTCGTATTGTTCGATGATGTTGTCGTTTGGTAGTTCGGGGTTGTATCCGCCTACACCATAAATTGTTACTTGCATTAGAAGCCGATCCATATCGTAGGTATGTAGCTTGCTCCGCCGTTCTGCACGAAGTTTGCGGGCAGTGATCCTGTTCCTGACATTGAGTATCCAGCGTATTCTGCAAACGCCAGACTTGCTGGTCCGATCAGTGATGACCATGCGTCGTTAGCTGCGGCGATGTATGTTGCTGTATTTGGTCCCGAGTCATGTCTGATCGCAAGCCACCAAAGTCCAGCGGTCAGTGGTTGACTAATCGTGATTGTTTTAATTCCGCTTGTTGCAGCTGAAATGGTGCCCGCGTTTAGCAGCAGGGCGTCTGGTTGATCGCTGGTTGCGTTGTTGCTATAAATTGCGAGCCTTGCCACGCTGCTTGCTGCTCCTGTATCGACTTGAACTCTAAGCCTTGTAGCTGTTGCCGCTGTCGCAAGGATGAAAGGTTGAGCTGTCACGACGCCGCTGTTCAGTGAGTTGACGGCACTTCCAACTGTGTCGTATCCCACTAATGAGTACATCCCGTTTGGGATCGGTCGTACTCCTGCGTTGACTCCTGTTCCGCCACCGCCGCCCAGTGTTGTCACGGATCCTGTTGCGTCCACATACTTCGGGGTGTTGCTTGTGCTGTTCAGCCAAATGTCGCCAGCTCTAGGGTTTGTTGGATCGCCCGTTGCTAGTCCTGTGATTGTTGGTGCGGATCCTAAAACGGGGATGACGGGTGCGGTGAACCTGTTAGCGGTTTCAAGTTTGAGCAGTCTGCTATTGATCGAGTCGAAGAACGCGTAAAGGCTTGGCGGTAGATTGACGTATGCCACTGATCAAACTCCTAGCGGTTGATTACAAGACGGGCAGCTCGTTGCACTTTTCGGTGCGGGCATTCGGCAAGCGGGACAGAACTGAGCTAATGCTGCTAACCCTATGATAGCCGATTGGTTGCCCATGAGTTCGTGTAGTGCCCAGACCATTGCGTCCATGCGATCGGGGCTGTCCCCTGATCCTTGTGTCCAGTTGCACATCTGTTCTTCGAGCTTGGTGTGCATGCCGACGTGGTGTGCTCTGCCTTGTTCGTATAAGGCTGCTACTGGTTCTGCTCTGACTAGCTTTCCCCTTGTTGCCGTGACCTTCTTGTAGGGGATCTGCGGGTTCACTTGTCTGAGCAAGAGTTCGATCATGTCGCCGCCGTTGTTGGTTTCGCCGATCACGCGGTCTGCGTTCCAGTGTGTGAAAGCGTCAGCTGCGGTGCGTGCCCACTGATCTGGACTTGCCTTCAAAGTGCAATCTTCTAGGACGTAGTAGTGTCCGTCGTTGCTGATCCCTGCGACGATGATTCCTGTTTCGTCTGATTCGCTTCCGCTTGTGACAGCTGGATCGATCGCGACGACGATCCTTGCCAGTGGTGGTTCTTCGGTTACCCTTGTTGCTTCGATCATGTCGCGGCTCCAAAGAGCTCCGTCAACGTCATCGATGATCTCGCCGTATAGTTCTTGCCTTCCCAGCCTTGTGCCTTCGTAGCGGGCTCTCAGCTCGTCTAGGGCGTTCGCTGAAAGGTTTGCGGCGTTGTCGAACGTGCTGCCGCGGACCACATGGACGTCTTCCCTTTTCACGAGCTCACGGATCTGTTTGATCGGTCGCGGGGTGGTGGTGATGATCGTCTGCGGGTGTTCGCCTAGGCGGAGCCCTAACTTGTACTGATCAAAAGTGTCAGGGTATTTGAAACTGGCAAGCTCATCAAACCAGCCGCCGTGGTGTTGCGGTCCGCGGAGTCGATCTGGTTCTTCGGCACTGAAGAGCTTGATCCTTGATCCGTTGGTGAGCACAATCTCACCTAGGCTTCGGTTCCAATCCTTCAGCGTTCCGTATTCCCGCAGGATGTTGACCACGCCCGATACGCCTTCTGCACAAGTGTCGCGGGCGTCGCTGAAAGTTGGAGCTACGATCGCCCAGCGGGTGTTTGCGTTGCGGGTTGCGTTCCATGCAATCCATTCAGCAGCTGCCCTTGTCTTCCCGTAGCCGCGACCGGCAAGGATCAGCCAAGTGTTCCAGCCGTCGTTGTCTGTCGGTACTTGTTCAGCTCTGGCTAGTTGGTGGCTCCAACGGATACGGCGTGCTGCTATTAAGGAATTCTGCGAGCCTTGCGACTTCGCGATCGATTGTGTCGCCGTCATAGTTGGTCACTTCTATCTGTTGTCTGATCGGTTGATCTAGTCCTAGGAGTTTTGCTCTGCGTTCTTGTATACGGATCAACGTTGTCACTGCGGTTAGGTTGCCGCTGAGTACTGCTCCCCAGATTGCACTTTGTGCTAGGTCTAGTCGTTCGGCTTCAACTCTGCGGATCGCTTCAATGTCTTCTTGGACTACTCTGCGTGCTGCTCTCTGGTATGCGGCGTGTGCTGCACTTGCTGATGCGTATCCTGTGCGGTCTGCGATCATGTCCCATGTGAGTCCGCCGCGTCTTAGTTTGACGACTTCTTGTTCGCGTTCGAGTACTTCTGGTTTGGTTGTTTTACGGTTTCGCATAGGTTTATTGTAATTCTTTTATTTGTGTCGCGGTTGTTTGACTTTGTTGCGGTTGTTTTATTTAATCTGTCGTAGATGATGTCCATGTATTTTGGTTCCTTTTCGATCATGATGCAGTTGCGGTTTAGTTTTTCGCTTGCTGCTCCTGTTGTTCCGCTACCTGCAAACGGATCAAAGACCACATCATTTTCGTTTGTGCTTAGGAGTATGCATGTTTCGGGTAGTTTGATTGGAAATCCGCCATGTCCCCATTTTGATGCTGTTTCCTTCTTGCCAAAGTTATTAATTTCCTTGCCCGCATTGAATGGTAATTCCCACACATTTCCAACATTCTTTGTTTTGAACATTAGGGGACTGTTTTCGTAGGCGGCTTCTTTGTTTAGTTTTATGTTTGCGGAGCTGTGTCGCAACATGAAAATGTATTCGCATTGGTTTGTTAGTTGACGGGTCGTGTTGGCGGGTTGCTGGTTGTATCGATACCAGATAATTGTTTCGTGTAGTTTCCACATTTGTTTGCGAGTTGCTATTTCCATAATTTCAAAAGCTCTAATTGTGATTTCGCTGTCGTTGATCACGTTCAGATAAAATGTTCCATCTTCTTTGAGTAGACGTTTGCATTCAAGCATCCATTGAGCTGTCCAATCTAGGTATTGTGCGTAGCTGTTGAAATATGCTTCGTATTCAAAGCCCTTCCAATATGGCGGTGATGTGACGATAAGGTCAACGCTTTTATCTGGCATTGTTTTCATGATCTCTAAGCTGTCGCCAAGATACACGGTGTTTTTACCTATTTGAATTGGTAAATCAGTCATTGTGTCCTTCGCAGTGTTGGATTGCTTGCTGTTCTGTTTGGTATTGCTGCCAGCAGTCTTTCGGTTGCGTGAAAGCCCAGACCAGTAAACCGATCATGATCGCGGTTGTTGCGATCAGGGTTGCGATGATCTGTCGGTCAGTCATTCGGGTCGCCTAGCCCGCATTCGCATGGCACACGTTTTTCCGTGTCGACATCTGTTTGTCTGTAGCACCAGCCGTCGCCTTCGCAAATGTCACACACTGGTTCTTCATCGTCTTCTTCAACGCTGGTGTCGCTGTCGATGTTCTTGCCGTTGCCCAGCTCGTCGTCGTAGTTTTCGTTGTTGTCCAGTGCGTGTGCAATCGTGACCGCGTCTTCTTCACTGGTTGCTTCGATCCTGTATGTGTTCGTGCAAGTCACTACGTATGTTGTCATTCTGCTTCCCGTTCTGTAATGTCTTCAAAGGTTAGGACGTCGCATTCGTCGTCTTGCGGATCATAGTAAAACGGTTGCAGTGGTTGCGGTTGTTGATCCTTGACGCTTTCCATCCAAGCTTCGAGCAGCTGCACAGCGATGTTCATGCCAGTGGTTGCTGGTTCTTCATCTGGTTCTGTGATGTTTGCTGCTTCTTCTTTTAGGTATGCGATCGCTGCTTCAAGTAGCTTGTACGGATCTGCCCAGTCTGCTTCATTGTTTGTTTGAGCCCAGCGGTTAATGAATGCGTAGCGTTCCTGCTCTGGTATCCATTCATGGAACTGATCCCACTGGTCTTCGGTCCATTTTGTTAGGTCGACGTGGATGCACTTGTTGCTTCCGTATTCGCCCGTGGTTGCTACCCAGTAAAGTTTTGTTTCAGTCATTGCTTGGTCTTTCGTCTAGGGGGACATAGTTTTCCCATTTGTTGTCGCGGTATTCTTTGATCGCGTCGATCGTCGCCTTGTGAGCTTCGGGTGCCAGCTTTGCTAGTGCGATTCCGTAAGCGGTTTTAAGTCCGTCCGTGTAGTCCACGTCGTCCCATTCATTCAGATCTGCGTGTCTATCGTTGCGGTGTTCTGCGTCGACCAGTTGAGCTGCAAGCCATTCGATCTGTTCGTCGTTCACTTAATCTTCTTCTTTGCTGGTTGCTTTAATCCGACAACCCTGCCGCAATCATTTAGTGTTACGTTTTTACCTGCATTGTTTTCCATGCGAAGTTTTACAATCGAGTCATGGATCGCTGTGAACTCACGGCGTTGCTTTGACTTGGACTTCCACCAACTGAAACTTAGAAACAATCCGCAACGGACACAACGTGCTTTCCCCTTGTGTATGACGATCGTCATTCTATGACCGCCAAAATGTCGCGAGCTGCAATCAACAAGTATTTACCGTCGCCCGCCTTCAGCTCCATGCCAGCGTGCTTGTTGAACAAGATCATCTCGCCAACGTCCACGCCGATCGGCACGCGGGTTCCGTCAAACGTTAAGCTGCCGTCACCGGTTGCAATCACGGTTGCGTGTTCTGGTTTGTCTACTGCGGCGTCTGGCAGAACCAGTCCGCTTGCTGTTGTTGCTTCAACTTGGATTGGTTCAATGATCAGGTTGTCGTTTAGTGGTCTAAGTTTCATTTTATTTCCTTTTTAATGTTATTTATTGCGTTTGTTACTGCATTTGATCCTGTGAATAAATCGACAATTTCATCTCCTGCTTGATGACCTAACATGTCTAATACCCACGCGGTCCATTCAGGCGGTTTAGATCCCACAAAGTTATTTTTTAATGGTGCGGCTGTAAAAATATCTTTAACTGGTTTACCAGTGCTTCTTCCTTTGCGTTCTTTAGGTATTTTGAATAGCACGGGTTCCCAGTGATTACCGATCCTGCTGCCACTTGGATAAGCAGTTGGTTTATGCCAGACGCCTATTCTAATTCCATTTCGTGAGTCGGTTTCTACAACTTTCAAGTAGGTCGATAATGAATGCACGGTCATCGCTATTGCCCAGCCATCAAAATTCTTTTCAAGATCAATCACTAGGTTTTGATGTGTTTCTGGTAAGTCCCACAAGTAAGCTTCAGGATGATTGTCTGCCTGATTGACTCCATAACCATCGCCACATCCATTTTTCCCATACCATCTAACTGCTCTGCCTAAATATGGCGGATCAGCAATTGCTAACTTCATTTATCTGTTTGCCCTTCTACTAATGCGTCCTTAAGGTATAAGACTTCCATGGTGTCGCAGTTGATAAAAACAAGTTTTCCTGTTGCCGAACAGTTGCGGATAACCTTCTGCTCTTTCAACATTTCAATTAGTCTTTCGCGTTCTTCCTTTGCGGCGGCAGTTTTGATTCTTTGTATTTCGTAGTATTCAGCTGCAGCGTCTTCGGTGGTGTCTTGATATCTAGTCATTTGTTTTTCCTTTGATGTCGTCGACGAGCTTGTTGATCACGGCGAACGGATCTAAAGTCTGATTTGCCATTTCCTGTTCAATTGCGGTTTTCAGCAATTGCAGGATCCTTGTTTGTTCTTCTAAGCGTCCTGCTTGGATTGCACGCCATTCAGGATCGTGTTTGTCTTGGCAGTTCAAACATGCTTCGTTACAGCTCTTGCAGCGTTGCTGTGGTTCTGTGTTGCAGTTAATGCAGTTGCATTCTTTAGTCATTGCTTTCCTTTGTTTGTTTGTTTATTGGATGGATCAGTTCTGCGGTTCCGCCAGTCAAGTTTTCCCAGCGTTTGATGATCACGTCAACGTACTTCGGGTCAAGCTCGCAGATCGCTGCCCGCATGTTGAGTTGTTCCGCTGCGATCAACGTGGAGCCGCTGCCGCCGAAGGGATCAAGAACGAGGGAGTCCTTCTTGGCACTGTTGTTCAGCAGCCTTGTCACAAGGTTTACGGGTTTCATTGTTGGATGTTCTGATGATCTGCGTGGACGTGGTTCCCTGATGATCGTTGCTTTCTGCATCGCTGTAGTCAAAATGTCGAGCAGTTCCTGTTTGCTGAGCTTCTTCAAATCTGCGGGCTTTGTGTCGAGCACTGTTGTTTCACTGAATTGTCCAAGCCAAGAGTGAGCCGCACCGGGCTTCCATCCGTAAATAATTGGTTCGTGGATCCAGTTGTAATCTTGGCGACTCAAAACCAGCGAGTCCTTTACCCAGATCAGGCATTGCTTGTAAAGCCAGCCCGCTTCAACAAACGACGATCTGAAAGCCACCGAGCTTGTGTCTGCGTGGCATACGTAGATCGCTGCTCCTTCTTTGCTGTTCTGAAACATCGCTTGGTATGACGCCAGCAGGAAACTGTGGAACTGTGACTCAGTCATCTGGTCGTTTTGGATTGTGAGCTTGTCTTTAGTTCCGCCTTGGTATGCGACGTTGTATGGCGGATCCGTGAACACGATATCTGCCAGCTCCCCTTGTAGCACGCGTTGCAATGTTGCTGCGTCGGTGCTGTCGCCACAGATCACGTGGTGCTTGCCTAGGCGGTAAACGTAGCCCAGCTTGCTTTTCGGATCTGCGGGTGTTAATGGCAGTTCGTCTTCTTCGCGTTCACCGATCGGTGGCAGCTGTCGTTGATTGAAACCTAGTTCTGAAATGTCCCAGCCGTGCTCGTCTAAATCTAGGAGTTGTTGAGCCAAAATGCTATCGTCCCAGTTTGCGAGCTCGCTTGACCTGTTGTCTGCCAAAGCAAACGCTTTAATCTGGTCTGCGGTCCAGCTTGCTGGCACCCTTACAACTTGGAGCTCAGTCCAGCCGATCCTTTTCGCTGCTTCAAGAGTTCCGTTGCCCGCGATCACCGTGTTGTCTTTATCGATCACGATCGGTTTGCGTTGCCCGAACTGGTTTAAGCTGCCAACGATCGCTTTCAGGTTCTTGTCGCTGTGCTTGCGTGCGTTATTTGGATCTGTGATCAACTTGTCGATCTTGATCTGCTCTAGCTCCATGTGTCCTTCTGTCTGCTCCACTGTGCATAGTGTTTGTCGCATATGCCGCGGGCGTGTCTTGGTTTGTTGCAGCCTTCAAGGTTGCAATTGGCGTCAGTGGTCTTCGGCGTCATTGCTTCTTGCAGCTGTTCAAACGTCGGTTTAGTCTTTGTCCAGCCTTCGCGTCTGCGAGCTCGGTGATGTTGCAAATAATGTGTGACGCATAGGTTTAGGCTTTTCGCGATCTTGCGGCACTTGTGTGCTTGGCAATAAACCACAGGGTAAGTGTTTGATTGATCTGCGATCGTGGCAAGCTGTTCAAGGTAGCCGTGGATGTGTGCGGGGGTAACACAGTTTGGTGTCTTACATTTACGGATCCCGACCATCCAAGGTTCACCGTCTTTTATTGGTTCGCCACGGATCTCATCAACTTCGCCTTGCCACTTCAAACACTTCACGCGGTGCTGCCAACTGTGATCGCTGCAAAGCCGTCCATAAATGATTCCTTCTTAGCTTGCTCCAGTTTTAGATCTAAAACTTGCTCATTGCTGTTCTGAAACAGAGCCATCCAATTGTGACGAGCCTTTTCATATTGTTCGCGTGCAGGATCTAACAGCGTAATGTTGCCCGCGTATTCCAAAGCACAGAACACAAACCAGAACCTGACGGTCTGATCTAAACGCTTTGCTCGTTCCATTTCCAGCAGCTCTGCACTATCTGGTTCTTGTGTAAAGGTTAGGAGCTCAGTCATTAGAACGGTGTTTCGTCGCTGTAGCTTGGCGGTGTTGGTTCTGGTCGCTGGTTGATCGTGCTGGTAAAGGTTGCCGCGTTGATCGCAAGTTTCACGCTGACGCCTTGTTCACCTGTTCGTTTGTCGATCACTGGTTGCTCGTCTTTAGTCCACTTTTCAATGGTGGCACTTAGGTTGCCTTCAAAGATTCCATATGTGTTGGTTTCAAACGGCACGGCTTCTTCAAACCACGCAGTGTATTTGCGGGTTGCGATCACCTTGTTGCCGCCTTCGCCTATTGTTTTGAATTCTTCGGATACTTCTACTCCGCGTCCGTTCCAAAATATACGGGTTGCGGTTCCTGTTACTTTGATGGTTGCCATCGGTTAGCCTTCTTTCAGTTAGGTTAGTTCTAGTGTAGCGTCTTTTTTATTTTGTTGCGTTCTTCTGGCGTAAATCCGCCAAAAATACCATATTCAATTTTGGCTTGGATCGCGTAATCTAAGCACTGCATCCTGATCGGACAGCTGTCGCAGACTTCCTTTGCTTGGACTTGTGATCCTAAATCCAATGCAAAAAATATTTCAGGGTCCGTGTATTGACACGTTGCGTCTTCCCACAACGGATCAAGAGCAAATTGCATGATGGTTTGCACCTGTGGTCTATTCATAAGTGATCTCGATTCTTGTGCTGGATTCTAAACTATAAATTTTGCGGGCGTCGATCCTTGTGACTTGTTTGTCATCCAGCCATACTCCTGCGTCCGTGCAAGCGTCTAAACAGAAACGCACGAGCTTATCCAAATCGGGGACGTTGGTGTGATGGTCCAGCTGGTTGCTTGCTGGTTGTTCAAAGCCGCACGTGATCGTCACGCTGATCGGTGTCGTTGCACTTGGTGTTTGCCAACCTTCGACCGCTGCGAGAGCTGCGATCAGTTTGCTCATCTTTGCTCGCTGCACTTTAAGTTGCGGTGATGATTCAACAACGACAAGCTTGCCCGTCTTTGTTTTGAACGGTGTCTTGCTGCCTTGTGGTTTAGCTGCGATCGCCAGCGTGCATGTCAGCTTAGGCATTCTGCTCCTTCAACAACTTTTCAAGTCGAGCTCGTTCATCATCTGTCATCCTTGCCACAAGGATCTCAGCTGCCTTCTTTAACTTGCGTTTGCTTTTCAGCCGTTGGTTGCGTGCCTTGCTCATGCTTCACCCTTCTTCGCCAGCTTTGCGTGTGCCTTAGTTGCCACCGCATCGCGATTGCCCGCCGCATAACGTCCCGCGTTGAAATACAAACGCTTCATTGTTTCGCTGATCGGAGCTGCCTTGGTGAACACGATCACCTGCTCTGGTTGCACTGGTTTCCGCCATGACGGATCAATGCGTTCAAGTTCCAGCTGTCGCATGCGGTTCCGCCATTCCACGTTGATCGTCATTTGCTTTCCTTCGAAAACTCTCGGATGTATTGAGCTAGAAACTGGAACGGTTCCGCTGCTTGTGCGATCTCTGATTGCAGCTTCTGATCAAACTGGATCATCTGTGCGATCTCGTTGCATGCGGATCGGCGTCCAGTTCGGTAGCCTTGTTTCCAGCGAGCTCGCACCTGTTGGTTCTCGGATCCCAGTGTTGGTGTTTTCATGTCCTGCTCAAATGCGGCAGCTGCTATTTGGTCTTCCATCTTTTCCTTTGCTTTACTTAATGTTTAATCGAACGGACGGGCTACCAGTCTTCATCGGGATTGGTGCTCCGTTCAACGCCTTTTCAATTGCGTCTAGATCTGGCGTGCTTCGTCCTGAAATCTCGGACCAGCTCACCTTGATGCCGTCGATCGTGATGCCGCTGACGCCTTCAAGGGCAGTTTTTGCTGCGTCCTTTTCGCCTTCGAGCTGTTTGATCTGGACGTTGAGCTCCTTGTATCTAAGTGCTGCGTTCATCGCTGACGGATCCGTGATCGGTTCCCCTTCAAGGTCCTTCGTGATCCCGTTGCACTGGTTGCCGTAAAACGGGCAATAGCTTTTGCAGAACGTTGCAGGGTCGCGTTCTGGTTGCGGCGGTTCTTGTGCGGCTTGAACGTCCTTAAGCCATTGCAATGCTTCCAGTGCAATCGTTTCGTCGTAGCGTTCGCTGTGGATCAGGATGTCGTCTTCGCTGCCGTCACGCGGGATTCCCACCAAGGTCACGGTGTGAACTGGCACGCCTGTCTGACTTAGCAGATAGCCGTAAGTCTGGATTTGCCACCGCTTCTGCTTAGTAACAAAGTAGTCCCTGTTCTTCATCGTGATTGTTTTCCAGTCAATGACTTCGCCGTCCTTGAAATAGTCGATTGTTGCGGGTGGTAACCCTTCAACTTCTACGCGGTGCTCAATCAGGGCGTCGGTGCCTTCGATGGCAGCTTCGATTGCTGCGTGGATCGCGGTGCCCATGATTGCGGCAAGGCGGCGGGTGGTGTTGGTGCCTTCGTCGCCGCGGTTCATATGCCAAACCTTACGGCGGCAATCGCCCAGCGAGCTCACGCCAATCGCGGTCTGCTTGCTGCGTGCCCTTGAGTCATCCTTTGCGATCAATGCCGCGATGAGTGTCTGTCTATCCATTGTTTGCTCCTTTGTTCGAGATGTTATTTTGAACCACCGACATTTGCTTGCCCTTCCTTATGCTCGTTCAATGCTGACGCGGTCGTTGTTGCGTACGTTTGAAATGCCCGCCGCGGTAAGTGCTGCACTGATTTTGGTTGCAAGCTCGATCTGCTTGTCGTCGTTCCAGTAAGTGGTTGCTGCGTAAATGCTTAGCAGGTTGTGGTATTCGTTCTTGAAAGTTTGAAAGCGGAAGCCTTCGTTCTGTGGCAGCTGCTTGCGTGCATTGCTGTAAATCGCCTTTTCAATTCCAGCGTTGACTAGGATCTCAGCGATCGCCTTGTTGGTTACCTTCTGTAGCATTTTGTGTCCTTCGTTTGGAGGGTTGCCCTTCGCTTCCCTGTAGTTCCAGTATGCCACTTTTCAGGTCTAAATGCTACTTTGCGGCGTGTTCTAACCGAAGTTTATCAAATCGTTATTAACCCTATTTGACCGCATTCAGCTCGGTAAGCTCCAAGGGCAGGGAAAGGCTTAGAGCCAGCCTTCCCCCGATCCAGCCCGTATAAGTCTTCGGGTGTCGGTATAAGGGAGCAACCCACTACAAGTTGCCCAGCTCCGCCATATTCAGGATCCCGTCGGTGCTGCGTCATCGGGGAGCTCGTTTCGATGATCGTGATCCTGATCTGCTACTGTCCTAGCGATCGCCCGTGCTGACCATTCGGGCGTGCCACATCGACGCCTTCTAACGGTCGATAGCTCCGCGGGTTAGGCGTGAGTGCGGATCAATGTCCACGGGTTCGACAGTACTGCCCTTTGCGGCGGGTTGCAACTTGGAGCTCCCAGACGTGCCAAATCCCCGCCCGCTTTGCTCGGTTGAAACCAGATCCCCTTATCCGCGGGCGAGGAAACTTGGCACTACTCTGGACGGATCAACTCCGCCATTTCGCGTTCCAAATCTGCCAGCCGCAATTGAAAGGTTGCTGCAAGAGCCGCGTTGATCGGTTGAGCTGCGATCATCCTTGTCACGTTGATCTGCGTTTGCAGCTGGTCAATCTGTTCGTCCTTAGTCATTGGTCTTGCCCTTCGCCACAATTTCGACGGCGTCCATAAGCACCAGCCGTTTGATCGAGCTTGGTGCTTGTCGTTCGTATTCTGCGATCTGATCAATGAAAGAGTAAAAGCTGGACCGTTGCTGCGGCGTCAAAGCGGAGCCGTGTGTAAGCCAGTTCACCGCTGCGGTCACGGCTTGCTGCCAAAGCTCCGCATGCATCTTGCTGGTCATCGTGCCACCAATCCTTCGCCGTTGCAGTCGGTGCATGCTGCTTCACCGTTAGGAGTTGGTACGCCTTCGAACTTGCCGTCGCCTTCGCAGCTGCCGCACTGACGTTTGCTTTCAAGCCACAGCTGCACGTCGTCTGGCACGCATTCAATGTCGATGCCTAGGAGCTCGATGATGTTCTTGCTGATCGCAATCACATCTTCTTCGTTCAGCCCTATGGTAAGGGTGCCGCTGTCTTCGCGTTTGATCTCCAGCTTGTACCCTAGGACGCCCTTCCAAAGTGTCGCCGCCATCAGTTTGCTCCTTCGTTTGTTCTGTTGATCCACGCGTCGTATTGTTCTTGCGTGCAATCAAGTTCTTCGTCTGAGTAGTTTAGGTTTGAGCTGTCCATCAGTTGCTCCCTAGGATCTTGTTTAGGTAAGTGTTGATTGTTGCTTCCAGCACCGCGTATGAAGTGCTGCCGATGATTCGGGTTTCGTCGCCGCTGGATGCTCCGTGTTTCATAAAGAAGATATTGATCGTGCCTTCTTCGTTCACTGAAAGTCGCACGCCGTTCCAAGCTCCGCCGTTGAAAGTGGCAACCAGAAAATCGACGCCCGTCCAGTATTTGGTTTCGCGGATCCATGGTGTCACGTAGTCGCGTCCGTGGTAGATCATCACGAGCTCGTTTGCCAGTGTGTTTGCGTTGCCCTTGTTGCTCATGTTGTAGGTGTTTACTGTTGTTGTCATTTTGATTGATCCTTCCTGATCAGTCTTAGATTGCGTATGCAGGGTAAGTGGTGCCGCTTGCTCCGAGTGCTTGTTTGTCGAAGCTTGAAAGTAGTCTGCGTAGTCCAGCTTGTGCAGCCTTTTCGTTGACGTGCAGTGTGATTGTCATCTCATTGTGCTCGTTGACTACGATCGCTGCGTGTGTCATTCCATCTTTGCCGTTGACCAGCTGCTTGCCGTAGAAACCTGCAAAGCCGTAAGTGCTGATCTCGTAGATGGTGGTGGTGGTTGTCATTTGTAGCTCCTTCGTTTAGGTGGTGCCCAGCCCTTCGCTGTACTTCCACACTACTGAACTTTGTCTAATAAAAGGGTAAAAACGCCATATTTATCAAAACGTAATAAACCGTTCAAACTGGTCATTCAGCTGCCACCACGTCCCCGTCGCGTCGCGGATCGGCGTGCCTTCAGGATCCTGCCCTGATCTCAAAGCCCAGCCCAGCTCCCGTGCCGTCGCCGCAAAGTCCGCGTTAGCTTCAATCATGCCGTTCGCCCAGCTGCAAAGCACCACCACATTGCTTGCCCTGTTCCGTTCCTTGCTGCCACCCATCCCCCTTCCCTTCCTGTGCTGCGGGATCAGCGTGTCGTCAGATCTACCGCAGTGATAGCAGCTGCGATCGCGATCAAGAAACCGTTGAAACTCTTTTCGCGTCAAGCGTGCCGCCACAACAGTTCGACCTGCTTTGCAATCACGCTAGTAGCCACCTGTGCACTTTCAATCGCCCGCAGCTTAGTCTTCACCCGATTCATTTCCGCCTTGCCGATTTGCAGCTCAAACTTCAGGGCACTGGTTGCCAGCGTCGCTTGGGCAGCTCGTTCAGCTGCGGTGCCCGTTGATCCTAAGATTGCGTGTGCGTGAGCTGTGTCATAGTCCTGTTCCAATTGTGCGACCTTAGTTTCCGTTTCGTATAACGCTTGCACGCCCTTCTGAGCTTCGCCAACTAAACGCTGCAGCTCAGCGATCACGCTGTCAGGTGTTTCATCCATTTGTTTATCCTTCTTCTTCTTCTTCTTCTGGTCTAAATCCAATATGAAATTCTGGAGTCCGTTCATCCACAGGTTGCAGATCTGTCGCGGTCAAAATTGACGAGTCCCGTTGCTCAACTTGAATTTTGCATTTATGTTTAGCCCGCCAAACATTCAGAATCCTGATCGGATGTGCTTCATCCGTTTCCAGCTCAGCACCACAACTGCAACGTTCACGGATCATAAGCGAACGCCATTTGTTTCACGTGAAACCATAGACGTTGGTTCGCCGCAAATACTACACGGCGGTATCTCAACTAAAGTTTGCGATCTCAAAATCGTCGCCGTCACATGTTTGTGTCTGCACCTAAAAGTGCCGATCGTATCTGGTTCAGGTATCACATGATCTTCGTGCATGCAGTCCTTGTATCCGCAACTGCGTATGCCGGGCATCACAAGGTTGCCGTTGTTGTCTATCGGATTCCAGTTGTCATCTGTTTCGCCCTTCCAAGGACGGCACCAGCCAGCTGCGGTCTTTACTTGAAACCTAGGGACCGCCCTGCATGAAGAGCAAAGCTTCAGCTTGGTGCGAAAGAAATACCTAGCGGTCGCAGTCGAGTCATCGGTGATACCACATTGCTGGCAAACCACGGAGCTGCTCCTGTTGTTACCGCATCCCCGTGATCGCGGCAGCTCGTTTACGCCTAATCGTAGCGGTTGCCTTGGTGCAGTCACGGGGACGCTTACCGATAACCGTTAGGCGATCATCGATCGTGGTCCTGCATGGAGTCGCACCATGCACGCGGGTGTGATAGGAAGGGTTCCGCGGAGCTGTCAGGACCTGCTAGAACAAAGGAGTACTAGCCCATCCAGTTTAGCCCACAATGAAGAAGGGGTCAAAACTGGCAAATCAATTAATCTAAGTTGCGGATCTGTTTCAAAGCGTACGGGATCTGCCGTGCCGTTTCAGGCAGTGGTTGCACATGCAGCCAGTTGCCTTTGTCGTCTTTCCAGATCACGCCTTGCCTTGTAAGCTCACGGATCAAGCGGTCCCGTTCCGCCAGCGTTGCTTCGGTAATTGCTACTTTGATCACAGCGACAATATCTTCAACAGGCATCACGGTTTGACCAGTCCAAAGCAGCGGCTTGCGTCTGCATGCGATCGCCAAGCTTGCCACTGATCGCGATTGACGTCTTCATAGCGGTCAATGAAAGTTTTGCAAATCTTACAGATCGCAGTCTGTAGCTGCGTGCCCATGTCGTCGCCATCACTGATCGAGTCTGGATCTGGCAAATGGTCTACGGTCATCAGCTTTTCAATCAACAGGATCCCTTCCAAAGCTGACCGCTTCTTGTGTCGCATAAACGTCTGGCTTCCCACGCCGTCAATATGCCAGCTCAAAATCTCAGCCCTTGCTTGTTCCAGCTGTTCCTGAAAGCTAGGCATTGCGACCGTCTTCCGTCAAACGCCACACGATCGCTGATCTGCCGCTGTAAGTCTTTACCCGCAGATCGCTGTCTTCAACGTAGCCGATGTCTGTGAGCTCATGTCTGCGGGTTCGTAAGCCCGACGGTGATGACCACGGTGCTTCGCCCTTTGCGGTGAGCTCGCTGTAAGCCTTCACAAGTTCTTCATCGGTTCTTGGAAAGCTCAGCAGCTGCAGGATGATCTTCTGGATTGGTTTTATGTTGATCACGCTTGCTGCCGCGTCATGGCTTGTCTGTGGATCTGTTCTTCTTGCAAACGACATCAGCGGCGTCCCTTCTTCAAACCCAGCAAAGCTAGGCAAACAATCACAAGAGCTACCGTCGTTGCTGCTCGCCACGGGTACTGATCTTGAAAGTCCCAGAACCCTTTAATTGCCAGTCCAATCAAAACGGACGCGATTAATGATCGAGCTAAGAATTTCATTTGAGTTCCCCTTGTGCTGTCATGATCAACGCTTTCAGCGTGGTCTGGTCGCCTAGGCTATTTGTAAAAGCCACTTCAAGCACGTCGCCGTTGTCGATCCACAGCTTGCGTAGTTCTTCCTTGGTGCTTGCCTTGGCGATCGCGGTAACCAGTTCTTGTCTGCGGTCGTCGGTCAAAGCTGCAACCTTTTCAATCGCGATCGGAGCTGCGGTCACCTTGGCGTCCGCTTGATCCATTTCCTCACTTACGTAGATGCCGCTTAGGTCATTCGGGAACGCCTTGCGGAGTGCCAAAGCTTCAGCAACCTTCGCCAACATAACGTCAGGCATCTTGGACCATAAGCCCTGCGGCTTGCCGTCCTTGCCAGTAGGCATGTAGCTTGCGATCGTTGCGACCGCGTAAAGCGGTTCTTGAAACCCTTGACGGTAAACACCGATCTTTGCTGCCGTTGGTGCCGTCTGTGCAAGCCACACGTCCTTCCACACGCCGTCGTCGCCGCACCACTTAGGTTCGGTCTGTCCAGCGTATTCACCTGATCGCTGTGCAATGATTCGCAAGCCATCGATCGAGCTCTGGATCGTGTAGCGGTTGCCGCCGCTGCGTGAGTCCCATCTGCCGATCATGTAGATCTGACGGCTAAACGGATCTAGCCCAGTCTTCTGTGCGTAGTGTAAGAACAGAGCTAGGTCGCCCGCGGGTGCGTCGCTTAGTCCGATCTGTCTGAGAGCTGCGAGCTGCGTCGCGTCCCACTGGTTCTGGTCTTGCTTTACTGCGAGTGTTGTATTCACTTGTTGCTCCTTCGTTAGTTGATGTTGCTGGTTAGGAATTGATCAGCTGCTTTGCAGAAATCATTTGTATCTAAAGTAAAGATTCCACCACCGACACGGTCGCAACGGATCACGATCGCAAGTCTGATGAGTGCTTCTTCAAGTTGAGCAAACCATTCAGGGTCATCGCACCAGCCCATGCCGTATTGGTCCCATGCCAGTTCGTAGGTGCCGTTGCCGTGTGATCTGATCTCTGCGGTCATGTCGCCGTGTTTGATCTCAGTGATGATTCGCATTAGTTTCCTGCCTTTGCTGCGTTTGCGAAACGAGTTTCGTTCCATGCTGACATCGCTTGCTGCCATTCCTTCAAGGCAACATCACACTTGATGCTGATCATAAATTCCATCTGCGTTGCAAGTTTGGTTGCTTCCGCTGCAAGCTCAGCCTTCGCTGCGATCCATGCGGTTGCGAGCTCTAGCTCGTCGCTTGCGGATCTGTTGTAGCTGCCTTCTAGGTATGAGCTAAAGTTCTTCATGCGTGAACCCGACATCTCGTCGATCGTTGCTGCAAACTTTTCGCGGAGCTCGACGTAACGCTTAACCATGTCTGGCATGGTTGGCTTGTCTAGGTAATGTGCGACCATTGCTTCTGTTGATAGTTTTGGTGTTGTCATTTGGATCTTCCTTCGTTTGTGGACTCGCCCTTCGCTTGCCCGTGTATCCAGTATGCCGCAACTTTGTCCAACTAAGCAAGCTCATCCTGCCCTGCGTGTCTAGTCGTTACCAAACCGTTATATCCCTGTAAACACGCGGAAACCCGCCAAGCTCAAAGCTCAGCGGGTTCCAGATCTACGGATCAAGCTTGCCTTTCTACGCGTCAAGCCACACTTTGTAGCTTGCGGTAACTCGTCCCTTGTCTGGATCCACAAAGTGAAGCCGCTGACTTGGTTGAGCTGTTGCCGCTAACATGACGCCCGCGTATCGGTTGTCGCTTTCAGTGCTGCCCGTCTGGTAAACGGATCCTAGTCCGTTTGCCATCGCCCATTCAGCGTGCGTGTGATAGTGCCCGATGTAAACGTCGCGAAACTCCCACGGGTAAGCTCCCGATCGCCAGCGGTTCATGTGTTGTACGATCGTTCCCGGCGATGCAAACCCGCCGCGTCCGATCTCGTCGCCGTGTAAAAGCAACGCACGATAATTTCCAATCTCGATCCGTTGCACATCTTCAGGGCTGTCGTTCCACTTCAAACGCTTTTCACCTGCGAGCAGCTGTCTTGCCAATTCATAACACATGCGATCAAAGTTGTCGCTGCGTGGAACTGCGTCCCGCTTGGATCCGATGCGTCCATGGTTTCCCCATTCCGCTACCACTTCAACTTGTTCGTAAGCGGTCAGTGCTTGCCTAACCACGTCAACCATCAGGCGGCTAACGTTTACGTACTGTTCAAAAATCGTCGAGTCGATCTCGAACGGTTGACTTGGAAAGTTGAAAAGCCCTTCAACCATGTCGCCGCCAAAAGCGATCACACAATTCTTTACTGCGTGGTCTGCTCGTTGGATGTTTGTGATCGCGATCGCTTTGTCCGCAAACCGTAAGACGCGATCTCTCATGACCTGCGAGTTGTAGCTTGTTGTCTTCTTAGCTCCTTGCCAATCAGTCATATGCCACAGAGCTACTTCGTTGCCCTTGCGTTTGTCCTTCGACGGTTCTTTGATTGCCGCCACTGGACCTAACGCGATCATCGCGTCGGTTGCTGCGGTCCTTGTAACTTCAACAAGGAACTCGGTGCGATCCTTAGCTTGTATCAGTTGTTGCTGTGCTCTGTTCAAAGCGGATCGTAAAGCTTTGACGTCCGCTGGTTCTTCAGCGGGTGGTGTTAGATCTTCGAGCATGAGCATGCCTTGCTGCGGTGCTTGGTCAACGTGCCCGTGCTAATAAAAATCATTCTTTTACGGAGCTCAGCTTCTAAAGCAAATATTTTCCATTTGTCCCCTTCAACTGCCGCCAGTAAAATCTCGGCGTCTTTCGGTTCCAGCTGTGCTGCGGTTAGCCTTACCTTGCAGGATCCTATTGGTGCTTTAGGTGGTTCTTGTAACCCGTCTAATATTCCCATTTGTTAGCCTTCTTCTGATCGGTGTTGCCTAGGGTTCTAGTATCCCAGTTCAAACACCTTTTCACAAGGGCAGTCGTTGCCGTGGTTATGACGTGGTTCGCAGAGTCAATGTCAGCGTGATTCGTTCGCCTTGTGTTTCACCGGGAGTGACGTTCAATGAAACCACGCGGTAGATCTGATCTAATCCGTTAGGGAAGAAGTCGTCAAGGATCCTAACTCGAACGTCATCGCCGATGTCGTAGCTGCCGTATACGGGATCCTTGTATGGTGGTGCAACAATCTTTAAAATGACGGGCGGATATGAAACCGCTGCCAGCTGTCCCGCCGCTAAGTTCTGCAACGTGGTCGTATCGTAGATGTCGGTGCGGTTGCTTGGTTGATCCATCAACGCCCAGCCCGCTGTCAGCTTTGCGGTGTCTGACGCGACCTGCAAGTTCTTTCCTTCGTTGCTGCCCGATCCTGCAACCCAGATTCTGTTTGCTGCGTTGGATCCGTCTTCGCTGTATTCGTAGCTGATCGTGTTGCCCGCGGGGAATTCAAACACGGGGACGACTTTGCTGGTTGCTGTGTAGCGTGTGCCGATCTGCGGGTAGCCGATCTGTAGTGTCTTTGTCGGGTTTCCTGATCCGTCGTAAGCTACACGGATGTTGAAATCGAAACCGTAGCCGCTTGTGGATCCTGTGTCCTGTTGCCCTAAATCCTGAAGAGCTGCATAAACGCTTTTCAGTTCGTAGTTGTAGTAGGTGCGGCTTACAAGTTTGCCGCTTGTGTTTGTTGGAACAATGATTCCAATGTTGCCGTTCTGTAGGCTTTGTGCGGTGTTCACTAGGCTTTGTGCGATCGTGTTCTGATCGGTGGAGCTGAAGCTGGTTGCTGTTGCTACAGGGTTGTAAACAATTCTTTTATCTAAATAGGATTCAAACTCTCGCCCAGTCAGGTTTAGTTTTTGTGTCGCACTATTGTAGTCCCTTCCCCAGATGATTCCCCCCCATACAAGCACGCCGTCGCGGTCTATGTATAATGCCGTGCGTGCCGGTATCGTGCTGTTCAAGATGTTTGCGGTTGCCAGCTTCGGATCTGTGATCAACAATTCGCCCGTGAAAGTTCCAGCGTTGTTTAGTGATTGCGTAAAGTTGACGCGGGTCAGGTTGAGCTCTGCGTTGATCTGGTTTGTGAGCAGGTCTGCGAACAGGTAGCGATATGTTGTCATCGGCTACTTCTTGTCTTGCTGCTCTTTAGCCTTCTGTATTGCATCCTGTGACGCCTTGTTGATGTCTTCTCTGCTTACTGATCCTGTTGTTGCGATCGCGTAGCCGACAGCTCCAATCACACCGATCATCAAAGTTCCCCATGCGACAATTACGCCCGTAAACCAGTTGCCCGTTAGTGCTGCTCCAACACCAGCGGAGCCGCCTAGGATGAACAGAAAGATTCCAAAGCCACGCCAAACTAACGCGACTAAAACTTGGAGCACTGCTTTCACTTTTCCGTCTGGCATTAGGCTTCCTTGTTTGCGAGTATGTGCTTCAACGGATCAACAAGGTCTTCGTATGCGGCTAGGTGGATGTTCGGGTTGCTGTGGTCTTTGTTTGCTTTGCCAATTGAAAGATGAAGATGCGAGCCCGTACTTGCGGTCCCGGACGGCGTGTTCTTTCCGCCACCAACTTTGCCGATGATGTCGCCCGCCTTGACCTTGTCGCCCTTCTGCAAAGTTGACGCTTCAGCTAGGTGTGCGTAAAGCACCCAGAACCCGTCCTTTGTTGAGTGGATCACAATGTGTCCAAGCACGTCAGTCCAAGCGTTTACAAATACGGTTCCGTCTGTGATTGCGGGGATCGGTGACTTTTCCTTTGGACTCCAGTCTTGTCCGCGGTGCGGTCTGCCGTTGCGGTAAGGTGCAAGGTTGCCGAACTCGTCGCCACGTAACTTGGCGGCAAAAGGTTCAATGTATTTAGTCATTCTTTTCGGATCTCTCTTTGTTTGCACACGCGTAGCACATGGTTCCTGTTTCAGCTCCGTCAATGCCTAAAAGCAAAGCGTCAACTCCAGAGTGGACGATGTTGTCTTCGGTATTGCATGTTTTGCAGGTAGCCATTAGTCGTCCTTGCGGTTGCGGATTGGATAAGTCAAAATCCATATTATCAGCGTGCCGACTATGCCGTAGCCGACCACCGTCTTTGCTGTTCCTTCAAGCACCAGCCATGCGATGAACATGCCTAGTAAAGTCCATACTTGTCCGAGCAGGTCGTTTAGAAATTTCATTCTTTTACTCTTTTCCTTAGTGTTGATGTTGGTGCTCCCGCAGCTGCAGCTGCACTTGCCAATGCGGTTTGAGTTGAAAACTGAGCCACCTGTGTAACAATGACCGCACTGATCAAGGTCTTCTTAGCCTTTGCTCTGACCTGTGGTGTCAGGTCTGATCCAACGTTGCCTAGAAAGTTGATCGCTGAAATGACCGCCACGGCTGCATCGCCGATCAGGGGAACGTCTGCGATCGCAGCTGGCACTTCAATGTCGTCTGCTTGTGCTGCGGTCCAGAGTTGATTCATGATCTGTTGGTGTGCTTCGGTTGCTGAAATGCCTGAGCTGATCTCTGGTTCGGGTGTTGGTGCTGTTGTTGGTTCTGTCGTCGGTTCAGGGCTTGGTTGCGGATCTGGAACGGGTGGCACCACAATCGGCGGATCAACAACGGGCGGATCCACTACGGGTGGATCCACTACGGGTGGATCTGTAGGCGGGATCACGATCGGTTCCAGCTCGGTGTGAAAGGTAAAAGGTTCAGACCAGTCTGAGTAAACTGACAAGCTGTCGTTGTCTGCTCTCACGCGGATTGTCACATCGGTGTCCCACGGGAGCTGCTCCAGCGTCGCCTTCTGCTCCGTCGTTGCGATCGCGTAGCTTTGATCGCCGTAACTGAAAG